TTCTGCTCTCGGTAAAGCTATTGATTCAATTGTACATACCGATATCGTTGGTTGGATAAATCACTGTGGATATAAACTATAAAATGTTAAAACGCTATAAAACAGATGTTGTTTAGAATATATCCCTTCACCAGGGTGGAAGGTCTGAATGTATTTTTTCAAATGTTCAACTGTGTTTTCTCGAAGGGGAACGGTTCGAGGTTTGTTGTTCGGTTTGCCATAAAGCGTAATGCAAGGAGTTTTTCCAAACTGTATATCTCTAAGTTTTGCATCTAATGCCTCCTGTATCCTTGCACCGGTTTTGTACAAAAACAGCATGAGAAACATATCCCGTAGTCCTTTGCGCGTCGTTGTACCTGCCTCTGCCAAGACCGCTTTTACAGCATCTTCACTCATATGCCCAACCAATTTTTCCGGAACTTTAGCAGAAGCTACTTTCGAAATTTCTTCACAGTAAGCAACTGCGGTTATGTCATTCTCGGCGGCATATGCGTAAAAAGCACGGATACAGCTAAGCCTTTGATTTCTGGTGGAAGGGCTACACCCCCTATCGCTTTCGAGATAATCAAGGAACGCAGCTAATACGTACCTATCTATCATATCGAAAGATACGTTAATGAGGGGAATCTTATTCTGATTTTTGACATAATCAAGCAACAACTCCAAAGATTTTCGATAAGAACGGACAGTGTTCTTGCCGTACTTTTTCTCATTCGGCAAATATCTCGTCAAATAATCCCGAATTAGCTTAAATAGTGAGCTTAATTCTCCCATACGTCCACCTCCGGGTTTACTGAGTCAATTCTACTCCAGTCAACACCTGTAGAATTCAACAAATGTTCAGGCAGAAGATGAATATAGTATGCCGTTTGGGAAAGCATCTCATGTCCCATGTATGCCCTTAAATAAGGCAGCATTGCATATAGGTCACGTTTTTCGTTCACCCACATATGAAGAACAGTAGTTGCAAAGCGATGGCGCATATCGTATGGACGAAGTCGTGGTAACATATGTGTCGGAATATCACTATTCGCTTGTCGCCAGCAATGCGAAAAGGCGAAATTAAGTCTTTGGTTAGGCACGAGACTATTATCCCCGCGAGCAAAAAAATATTCGCTTTGAATATTGGAAATGGTCCTGTGTACGGCATACTTACGGCACTGCTGTAGCATATCATCTGACATTACTACGATGCGCTCCTTGTGCCTTTTTGTTTTTTCAAGCAAAATTTCACCCGTATCGAAGTTGATATTTGTAGTCTTTATAAATCTTACTTCATACGGACGCAAACCACAGGTATACATCAGCCTTAGTAATGTTGGGAAAAGCACATGGAGCGATTTTTGAGTTTGGCTATTTTGCATATTGTCTGCCGCATTAAACAACCGAGTCAATTCATCGTCTGTCAGAATATACGGTGCGAATGTAGAAGGAGGCCTTGGAACGGCTTTTGTTGGCAAAACATATGCACCATTACCAATATATTTTGCCAGCATTCTAATTGCACATACTTTCTTGTGCATTCCGATATTGCCTCGCGTTATCTCATAACGTACCCAACCGTGAACTGATTCTTTTGTTAAAGTTTCCACAGTTGGATGATGCTCGCAGCAGTATGCGTCAAACATTGAAAGATAGATTTCATGTTGTGCGGAATACCCTAATGTTTTGCGAAACGCAAGGTATTCTTCAATAATTGCGGATAGCTTGCTCTTAAAGGTTTTCATCGAACCTCACCCCCGATGTGAATTCCGGTGAAATCAAGGGCGCATTTCTTTAGATTTGCACTGTCAAGTGAGATATATGGCTTAGTTGAATCTATCTTAGCCATGCCTAATGATTGTGCAACTGTTACCACCGAAACGCCGGAAGTTACTAAATTCGTTGCGAACCATCGGCGCAAAGAGTGGAATCCCTCGGAGCAAAAAAAACGCATTTAACACGATACATTTGCAACATAGTGTTGAGAGATGAACGACTCATACTTTCATAAGGTGCTCTTGTACTCAAAAACACCTTATTTGGAAACGTTACAGGGTCTGGCGTTCAAGATATAGCTACGGATAGCCCTTGCTACATCTGCTGTTAAAGGCAACGCAAGTGCTTTTTCCGTTTTGTCTTGGAAAATTCGTATTTCACCTGTACGCCAATCAATTGAATCTAAGCGCAACCCCGCTATATCGCAACCCCGTAGCCCCGTTAAAGCCGCCAAAAGAATGATGGCATAATCGCGCTTACCCTTGGCTGTGTTTCGGTCTATGACGTTTAAGATGGCAGCTATTTCATCCGCAGGCATGAATGGCATTATCTTTTTATTAACAGGAATCTTAGTTACGAACAGTCGCTGCATTGGTTCGGGCAATACGCCATCTTCAGACACAAAGATAAGCAGGTTCTTTAATGCCCTGCGCACTTCACCTAAACTGCTATTAATCATTCTGCCTGCACAATAAGAAATATAGTCTCTGACAACATATTCATCTGCACAACTAAGGTCGCTGTGCCCTTTATCAGACAGCCAGCGAAAAAATGACCTGGTCTGATAATATTGCCTGTTGCGACCATTTATGTTGCGCTCTTCATCGCCGAACATCTTCGAGAGAATATGATTAAATGTATCCGGAATTTCCGAAACAGGCATACGTCTCGTGTGAATGTGTTTGCCTGATTGATAAATTTGAATCAGTGATTCAACAGCGGCAGTGTATTTAAGCAATGCGTGTTTGCTAATTTCACCGCTATAATACCGTGTTTCTTGCTGTTTGACATAGTCAGCAACTATGCTCATGTTGAGGTGTTCTTCTCCTTGTTCTTTGTGCAGGTTGATTAACTTTCTTGCAACAAGGATTTTTGAATGGATAGTACAGGTCGAATACCCGAATTCAGCATATGCACTGTAGGCTTTAGCTTCGAGTTCACAAATGCTACACATTGTCATAATAATCATTCTCCAATTCGCTTTAGTCAGGAGTGTTTCCTGCTTATAAAATTGTAGCATGATTTGTGCAGACCACATTATTATCAGGAATTTATTTTGGCTATATAGCGAAACAACCACATTTTAGCTAAAATTCCTGATAACAATGAATTTAGGATTAGGCGCGTTCTTTTTCTTTCTTTGCTGAAGTTATCGGATTGGTTTTCTTCATAGGCTGTTAAGGACGATTGCGACTTCTGTGAACTGCGGCGCGGCATAGTGTTTGGTATTTTTTCAGCGGATGGCTTGGTTACAGGAAACTTAGACAAAACCACTGTCATATAGTAGATAGAGCCGAAAGGGGGCAAAGGCATGGCCTTGACCGAAGTTACTCCCGGCAAATTACCAGACAAAGCTACGCTGATAAAAATGAAGGAACAGTCTCGCGGCGAGGTAGACAAAAGCACGCTTGTTGATATTCAAGATGTCAGCATAGATACGAGCCTGCCTTTGGAAGATAGGATGGCTTCCTTCATACAACAGGTTAAAAATCCCTATGTATTCCGTTACAAGAACAGGGTCATTAGGGTTTCCTTCGTAGATACAGAAACGACCTTCGAGGAAAGGATGAAAAATTATTTTGAAATGCTCTAGCGATGTACTTGCATAAGGCATATAGGACGCGCTATACTTGGGGTAGGACTAAGTGTTGAAGCTCCTAATAAAGTGTCGCTACGGACGTTTTGTTAGGAGGTTTTGTTGTGAAAATCTATAATGCCGCCCTGTACGCACGGCTATCCAAAGACGATGGAGATAAAGCCGAGAGCAACAGTATCACGGGGCAACGTGAACTTATACAGGATTTCTTAAAGTCAACGCCGGATATCCGTCTGCGTTCTGAACGCATTGATGACGGACATAGTGGGGTTGACTTTTTGCGTCCTGATTTTATCGCCATGATGGAAGATATCCGCGCCGGAATAATTGACTGTGTTATCGTCAAAGATTTTTCAAGGTTCGGTAGAAACTACATTGAGGTGGGCAAGTATCTGGAAAATATTTTCCCCTTTCTTGGGGTGCGTTTTATATCCGTCAACGACCATTACGATTCCGGCAAGAAGCGTTCCGATTCGGACGACCTGATTGTGCCGTTCAAAAACCTGATAAACGACGCTTATTCGAGGGATATATCCATCAAAATAAGAAGCCAACTTGTGATTAAACGCAAGAAAGGTGCATTTACAGGGGCCTTCGCTACCTATGGATATTTGAAATCCCCTGAAAACAAAAACCAACTTGTGGTGGACGAATATGCCTCGGAAGTCGTAAGGGATATTTTCCGCATGAAATTGGAAGGACTCAGTCAGCAAGGTATAGCCGATTTGCTCAACGGCAAGGGCGAGTTATCGCCAATGGAATACAAACGCTTCGTTGGCTTAAATTACACCAACAATTTCAAACGAAATAATAAGGCATTGTGGACGGCTGTATCTGTTGGGCGTATTTTGAAAAATCCCATTTATACAGGGGTTTTGGAACAAGGGAAAAGCGGAACACCAAACCATAAACTTAAAAACCGTATTCATAAACCAAAAGAGGATTGGTGTATTTGCGAGGATATGCATGAGCCAATCATCAAGAAGAAGGTCTTTGACGTTGTGACTACGTTATTGTTAGGTGATACTCGCATCGCCCCCAACCAAGAAGCTGTCTACCCTTTTTCGGGGCTATTGACTTGCGGGGTATGCGGTAACAGCATGGTTCGCAAAACAGTGCCGAGAAATAATAAAAAATATATTTACCACGTTTGCTCCACCCGTAAAAAGGGCGGCGACTGCACACAGACCGGCATCAGCGATAATGAACTGGAGAAAGGCGTATTATTTGCAATAAAAGCCTTTGTTGCAGCCGTCTTAGACTTGAAGGGGCTAATTGAGTACATCCAATCCCTGTCGCAGAAAGAGCGGGAAATACAAAAGCTAAACGCGAGCCTATCTATCCGCGAGGATGAAGTGGAACGGTATCAGCGGTTGAAAGTATCCGTGTACGAGGACTTCAAAGAAGGGCTTTTGGAAAAAGACGAGTTCAGCGACTTTAACGCGCTGTACAGTCAAAAATTATCCGATGCAGAAAAGGCTGTTTCGAGGCTACGGCAAGACATTGAATTATTTGCAAGTGGAGGAAGTTCTCAGGAGCATTGGATGGAGGAGTTCAAGGAATATCACAGTGTTACGGAGATTAACCGAAAGATGGTGGCATCTCTCATTAAAGAAGTAGTGATTCTCAGTGATGGCTCTGCTGACGTTTCATTTATATATGATGACGATTATTACCGAACAGCAGATGTTGCCGAGCGGCTTGGCGGAAAGGCGGTGGTTTAACTATGCCCAGAACAAGTAGAAGAACCACAGGCACAACACCGCATCCCACCTTGCAAAAAACCTTTAAGGCAGGTCTTTATGCACGGTTATCCGTTGAGGACTTGCGGAAAAAAGAAAGTGACTCCATCGGAACACAGCTTGAGCTTTTGCACCGCCATGTATCCGGTTGTCCCGATATTGCTGTAGCCGCAGAATATAAGGACATCAATCAGTCAGGGGCAAATTTTAACCGTCCCGACTTTAACCGTATGCTTGCGGATATCCGGGCAGGTCGGATTGACTGTGTTGTTGTCAAGGATTTATCGCGTTTTGGCCGCAACCATATTGAAACAGGTAATTACCTTGAACATGTTTTTCCGTTTATGGGTGTGCGCTTCATTTCAATAGGTGATGACTACGACAGCCAATATTCATCCCCCGACGACGGTTTGATTATCCCGCTTAAAAACCTCATAAACGAGGCTTACGCAAAAGACATCTCCCAAAAGCTACGCTCCAAATTCCAAATGAAGATGAAGAAGGGTGAATTTTGCGGCACTTTTGCGCCATACGGATATATTGCGGAAGGTGGGAGCTTCGCCGTAGACCCTGTTGCGTCTGAAATTGTGCGCCGTATATTTTCAATGGTTGTTGAGGGGTATAGCGACAACGCCATTGCGCGGCAGTTTAACGACGAAGGCATCCTGCCGCCCAAGCGATACCGTTACGAGCAAGGGCTTTTTAAGAGTGAAAAATACAGTGCCACCAAGTTTTGGCATAAGTCTGTGGTTAAGCGTATCACCGAAAACCCCGCCTATGTCGGTATGCTCGTCCAGGGTAAACACCGCCGCAATATTACGCAGGATAGAACCATCTATGTAAACGCCGACGAGTGGGTTATTTCCGAGGCTACTCATACGCCAATCGTTGAACGCGCAATCTTTGATGCCGTTAAGGGCATACGGGCCAAACGGAAACAGATGTATGATGAAAAGATAGCTTCTTCAACGAAGCCCAAATCCTCAGAAAATATATTTCAAGGCTTGGTTTTTTGCGCAGATTGCGGACGAGTCTTACAGCGGTGCAGACAAGGCAGAAAAGCAGAGCATTTCCGCTACCGTCTTAAATGTCAGACTTATATGCAAAATGGCAATGAATTTTGTAGCCCTAAAAGTTTGTCGGAATCGGAGTTGTATGACATTGTGCAAGTGGTTCTCGAAAAGCAAATGCAGGCATTGGCAGATGTAAAGCAAATCTTTGAAACCATCAGAAAACAACACACCTACATTCGTAAAGGAAGTCTGCTTGATGAAAATATCGCCAAGATAACCGCACGGCTGTCAAAAATCACCTTTTTGCGGAGTTCTGTATATGAAGACTACGAGGATGGGTTGTTGACGAAAGACGATTATGTGCTGGCAAAATCCCAATACGATGCAGAGCATGAGCAATTGAAAAAAAGCCTTGCCGATTTGAACGAGCAGAAATCACAGCAAGATAATTTGGTCGTTGAAAACAAATGGGCGGCATCTTACGCTGAATTTTCCGATAACTTGCACCTAAGTTGGGAAATGCTTGTTTGTTTAATCGAACGAATTGCGGTAGATGCGGATAACAACGTTAACATCGAATTAAAATACCGTGACGAATACGAGCAGTTGATACGCTCCTGGGATGAATACACCGATGAGAAGGTTAGGGCTGGTCGTTCGCCTTGCGGCGAACTGCTCGCCCATGCGTCCAGGGTGGCAGTATGAGCGGGGGAGCGCATACCATCGCCATGTATCTCCGCTTGTCCTTGGACGATGGATTGGGCGAAAGTGAAAGTATTACAGGGCAAAGAGATTTAATAAGCGATTATCTGTCAAGCCGCTCGGAATTTAACGGCAATAAGATACTGGAGTTCGTTGACGATGGCTGGTCGGGGACTGATTTTAACAGACCCGCAGCCAAAGAGATGTTGGATATGGTACGCCGCGGTGATATACAGTGCATCGTAGTCAAGGATTTTTCCCGCTTTGGCCGGAATTACATCGAGGTTGGCGATTATCTGGAACAGATTTTCCCCTTCTTAGGGGTAAGGTTTATCTCCGTGAATAATAACTTCGACAGCCAAAAGCAACCGTACTCCGCCGGCAGTCTCGACGTATCATTCAAAAATCTGGTGAACGAGCTGTACAGCAAGGATATATCCAAAAAGGTGAAGGCCGCGAAGTACGCCAAAATGAAAAACGGCGAGCTGATGTCGGGCTGCCCTCCATATGGATATACGATTAGCAAGGAGCGGAAAAACCGATTGGCTGTTGACCCGATAGCCGCTACAACTATTCGGCGCATTTTTGACCTGTATACATCGGGGATGAATACAGCCGCCATCGCTGCTATCCTCAATGCGGAGCAAATACCTACCCGCGCTGAACACCTAAAAAACATGGGGTATAAAGGGCCGTCAAGCAGTGCAAATTTTTGGGCGCAGGAAACTGTATGCGTTATGCTCCGTGATGAAACCTATATAGGAACATTCATGGCAAAACAAACGAAAGTGGCAAAGGTAGGAAGCTCGAAGCGAATACCCATGCCCCGAGAGGACTGGATTATCTTGCCTGACAACCACGAAGCGATAGTGACGCAAGAGGTATTTGAGTTGGCACAAGCGCGTTTGGGTGAAAAGAACAGCGTTAAAAGGGTGAAGCATACTCATTTGTTTTCCTGCAAAATTATTTGTGGTCATTGCCGCCTTACTTTACGCAGGTGTGACCCCAAAACCCAAGCTGCTTACTTCATATGTACCTCAAGCCGATACGTCGAATGTGGTTGTTCAAGCGATAAGCTGTTGGAATCCGAACTGAGCGACACGGTGCTGTATGCCATAAGAAATCAAGCAGACATAGCTTTAAGAGCAGATGCTATCTTAACAGACCTTCGGGCTATGACCAACGAAACAGCACAAAAACTCCTTAGAGATACGGCGGTACTACAGGCATCGGCTGACAACTTAAAACAGTCCAAGATACAGCTTTATGAGCGATACAAGGCTAGCGAATTATCCAAGGATATGTTCCTTACCGAAAGGGAGCAGATTGAGCAAGAAATTTCGGGTATCAATGCTCAGATAGCGGATAACCAAAATAAACTTGAACAGTCGCACACAGACGATGAAGAAAATCAGTTTGTTCAGCAATTTAAGGGCTTTGCAAATGCACTGTGTCTTACGCAATCAATAGTGCAAGCCTTGGTGTCCGCCATATATGTGTACGACCCCGATTCCATTGAAATCGTGTGGAATTTTAATGACGACTTGGAACGCATGGTGAGATTGATAGAAAAAGCGGCAAATCTGTAACATAAATATGGAAAATGAAGGGATGACAATATCAGCCCTGCAAACAGAAAGGAAACTAACCAATGGAATCTAAAAAAACGCACAATCCACTGTTACCGCCTAAAGGTTATAAACCAGCAGTATACTTGCGTGTGAATCATTCCGATAAGCTAGATGACGGAAAACAGACAAATAAAACGGCAATATACTGCCGTGTCGCAAGTACCCACCCAAATGACATAGGTACGATAGACCTTCAATTAAATAAGCTGCGCGATTTTGCCGCACAGCAAGGTTTTGAGGGGTGCATTGAATATTCAGATAACGGTTACAGGAAACGACCTAAGCAGACCGGCTTTTTCTCAAATGGAAGCGGGTATAAACTTGGGAAAAATTGATATAATAATCGTGAGTTGCATAAATCGTATCGCTCGTGATTATTTCCTTATGGAAGAATGGATAGCCAAAGCAAGGGCAAAAGGCATACGCTTAATTGCCCTTGATGGTTCCCATGACCCTCCTGTCTTTCCCGCAATAGCTGAACTCTTAAAGGGAAGGAATGCCAGACAAACCTGTAACATAAATGTAATATAAAATTTGTTAGTCCTGACTTGACGGGGGCTGGCATCTTTGGTCCGCTAACCGAAGCGGCGGTAATACAATTCCAACAGGCGCGGGGGTTGACGAGTGACGGCATAGTTGGGGATGCTGTTATTATAAGACCAACTCAAAAAACCCAGCAGTTAAGCGGGTTTCGGGGGTTTGGTCTTATTTTATGTACATCAAATAACAGCATGGGGTTGGGTGTTCGCTGAGGATACCCAGCCTCAAAGGAGGACAAGTATGGGTAAAATTTTAGCCATCACCAACCGCAAAGGCGGCACAGGCAAGACCATGACAAGCGTGAGCTTAGCGGCATCATTGGCACGGCAAGGCAAGAAAGTTTTGATTGTCGATGCCGATAGCCAACACTCCGCAACGGTGAGCCTCGGCGTTAAAGAGCCGGACAAGTTGGCGGTTACGTTAGCCACAATCATGCAAAGCATTATCAAGGAACAAGATGTAAACCCCGCAGAGGGAATTATCTCACACGATGAGGGGATTTCCCTCATGCCCTCGAACAACGGATTAGCGGGTATGGAAATTGTTCTTGCTCCGATAATGGGCAGAGAAACGGTACTTCGGCAGTATATAGACAAGGTTCGCGGCCTTTATGACTATATTCTGATTGATACCGCACCCACCCTCGACCTGTTGGCGATAAATGCACTTGCCGCCGCAGACAGCGTAATAATCCCTGTTGCCCCCAAATTTTTGGATGCGAAAGGATTAGAACTCCTGTTAAAAAGCATAGCACAGACAAGGCGACATATAAACCCTAACCTTGTAATCGGCGGGATATTGCTCACAATGGTAGACAAACGAGCCAACATCACCAAAGACATCATAGCCATGATACAACAAGCCTATGGCGAGAACATTAACATTTTCAAAGAGCCGATACCGCACTCCGTCCGTGCCGTTGAAACATCAGCCACAGGCAAGAGTATTTTCGAGCATGACCCCAAAGGCAAAGTAGCGGCGGCGTATGCCTCGCTTGCACAGGAATTACTTTTAGAGGGGTGCTTATAATGGGAGCATGGGGAATTACTGCAAAAGAAAGCGATAGCGGGTTGGATACACTCGCTCTAATTGAAGTGAACTGCTTGAAACCAATAGGCTTTAGGCACTTTGATGTTAAGGGTATCAGCGATTTTCTCAACAACCACTTCACCAAAGGATTTTTGAAAGAAAATGAAGGCTACATTAAAGAAGGTGAAGATTATCAAGAATATCTTGACGATTATTTATCACGCCGCCGCCCAAACGCCGCCATGCTGATTGCGGAGTGCCTTGCGGAATATTCAAAAAATGGCGTGTTCCTCATACAAGATTATGATGAAAATGTCGAAATGCAAATTACCGAGTTTATCTATACGGACAGCATTTTAGACGAAATCTTGGGTGAGTTGAAAGAGATGTTAGACCCCGAAAATTGGCAATACAAATCATGGTTTGAGGAAGATGACCGAAAAAAATGGGTGGCGCACATGAAAATGATGTGCGACAGCATTGAAAGTCTTAAAGGGGGTATCTGCAATGAGTAAAAATATCCTCGACAACGATGCTCTTGCCGGTTATAACGCCTTGTTTGACAGCACGGTAAACACCTTCACGGCAAATCCACCCAACTCCAATGCAAGCGGTGAATGTGTTGTTGAAATCCCCCTCGAAAAACTGCACCCGCCCGAATTTCACCCTTTCCATGTGAACGATGACGAAGCAATGAAACGGTTAGCGGCAAACATAGGGCAGAACGGAGTAAGAGAGCCGGGGCTTGCAAGACCAAGAGCAGACGGCGGGTATGAACTTCTTGCGGGCAATCGCCGCAAACGTGCCTGCGAAATCGCCAAACGCCCTACCTTGCCTGTAATCATCAGAGAAATGACGGACGATGAAGCAGCAATCGCAATGGTGGACAGCAACCTCGAACAACGAGAAACACTGCTGTACAGCGAAAAAGCATGGGCGTATCGTGTCAAAATGGAAGCCTTGAACCACAACGGCGTAAAAGCTGAAATGCACTCCGTAGAAGTATTGGTAGCACAAACGGGCGAGAGCAAAAACCAAATTTTCCGCTTGATACGCCTTACAGAACTTGTGTGTACGCTTCTTGACAGGGTTGATGCTCGACAGCTTGCGTTTAATCCCGCCGTGGAATTGTCCTACCTTTCGCAGTCGGAACAAACAGCGGTTGCGGCGGCAATGGATAATCATGCAGTAAAGCCATCGCTGTCACAAGCGGTCAAGCTGAAAAATCTGAAAAAGTCGGGGAAATTGACGGTTGAACTTATCGACACAATTCTTTCGGAAATCAAGAAGCCGGCTACCAACGAACCAAAATTTTTTGAGCAATACCGTCAATTTTTCCCTTTGGATTACTCAACAATGCAGATGGATAATGTCATAATTTCTTTATTAACATCATGGAGCAATGCCCATGCAGACAAGGAGGTACTCGTATGAAGAAAGCGTCCCAAAACAGTGATTCCATCATTATGACCCAAACACTTCTCGACATCCAACTTGCCCGTGAAAATATCCTTAATACTGTAAATTCATGCTTTGATAATCTTATTACCCGCTTAAAAGTGCCGGATAACGTCGCTAATCTGTCTGATAAAAGTAATGCAGCCTATGGTGGTTATGCGCTCCCGATTGCGATTAACCCTACGATTTTTACTAACAAAAAGGCAGTCGCTGTTGTTTTCGGAGAGGAACGTGTCTACGTCAAAACATGGCGAGAAGTAGTAAGTGAAATTTTAAGCCGTTGTTGCCAAAACCCCATATATTATGAACGGCTAATGGCCTTGAGGGGTAAAGTTGCAGGCAATGTAAGAACGCTATTGTCTGACAAGCCAGAGGGAATGATAAAGCCTGCGTTCATTTCAAATGACTTGTATATGGAAGTCAATCTCGGTGCGCAAGCAATGATGGCTGTGTTGGTAGGAAAATTGCTTACGCCTATCGGCTACGATTATTCAAATCTATTTGTCGAAGTGCGTTAAACTTTTGAAATTAAGGAAAGCCCCAAACTCCACGACCAAATGGAGTTTGGGGCTTTTTTTAGTTTACAAAAAATCACAGGGAGGCAACGCACATGAAGCCTAAAAAAGAAAATGTAAAAGTCGTTCAAAAATTTCGCGGTTATTTTCTTGAGGACTGCGAATGTCAACATTGCAAATATTATCAAGGGCGTAAGCGCGGTTGTAAATTGGAAAAATGCTGTTGCGATGACGAAAAACTTGATGCGATAGCGGCGGGCAGGCATAAACGGCGGAAAGGTTCGGATTCGTGGGATTCGTAGTAACCAAAGCCCAAATTGAACGTGCGCGCCAAATGCCTGTGCTTGAATATGTAAGGCGTTTTGAAGCAGACCAATTTAAGCAGGTCGGAAGAAGTTATCGGTTAAGAGCCGATGATGCTTTTGCTGTTAGTGAGGACGGTTGGTATTGCCATAAACGCCAAATCGGTAGCCGCACGGCGTTGGACTATCTTGTTGAGGTAAAGGGTTATGGGCTTGTTGATGCGGTGTGTTCGTTGTTGGGTGAAAAACCTTTTGAACATGGTGAAGTGCCTGAAATGCAGACATACAAGACCAAACCGAAGGCAAGGTCGCCTACTGCCCCTGCGAAGCAAAGTAAGCCGTCGCCCGAACGTGTACCGTTCGCGCCGCCACTTCGCCACAAAGACAACAGGCGTGTAATCGCTTATTTACAAAGCCGTGGCATTGATAAAGATTTGATACTCGACTGCATCAAGCAAGGCTCGTTGTACGAAGGCTCTTTGTGGCATAACTGCGTATTCACAGGCAAAGACGAAAGCGGCAAGACCCGTTTCGCTGCTCTGCGCGGTACAACGTCAAGTTTCAAGCGTGACGCTGATGGCTCGGATAAAAAGTACGGTTTCATACTGCCGCCCGAAAATCCAAACAGCCGAGAAGTAGCCATATTTGAAGCTCCGATAGACTGCCTTTCCCACCAAACGATGTGCAAGCAGGGATTTATTCCACCATTTGACGGTTGGCGGTTATCCCTCGGCGGTACAAGCGACTTGGCGTTGGTACATTTTCTTGGAACCTATGCCAAAGTCACACATTGTCTTATCTGCACGGACAACGATAAAGCCGGAAACGAAATAGCAGCGAAAATAACCGCCATGCACGGTATCACTGCGAAGCGTTCCCTACCTATCATTGGTGAGGATTGGAACGAAGCCCTGCAATCCGTCCAGAAAGAGGAGCGAACGCAAGGCAGAACACGGCAAAACGGAATACCTGCATTATAAACGGAAAAGGGGGGGTGATAACCCATGATGGAACACGAGCAAATAAATGATAAATGTGTCGCACTTTCCATGAACGGCACAAAAATGACCGGGCGTATGCTTGCAAAAGCTATGGTCGGTTTTTTGAAATTTGGCGGCAGAACGGCAAAAAATATGCTTACCCCACGCGGCGAACAAAGCCTAAAATCGCTCACCAAGCAAGGCGCAAGCCTTGCCGACATTGAAATTACGGGCGAGAATATCGGCTCATTTAAGCGAATAGCGCGAAAATATAACATTGACTTCGCGCTCCGTAAAGATTCCACCAAAGACCCACCTAATTGGGTTGTGTTCTTCAAGGCAAAGGACAGCAAGGCGATAGAATCGGCATTTAAGGAATACTCGGCTATTGAGTTGAAGCACAAAAAGGAAAAAGTGCCGCTACTTGACCGCCTTGCGAAATTCAAGGAACTCGCCAAGTCCATCCTGCCGCCTGCGAAGAACCGCAACCGTGGGGAGCGTGAGTTATGACGACAGATAAAATTAAGCAATTCGTCCTACTTAATCTGCCCTATGTAATGGTGTTTTGGTTCTTTGCCAAGTGCGGCGAGGCGTACCGACTATCAACCGAAACGGAAACAATCCACCGGCTGATGGACGCAATCGGCAATTTAGGTGAGGTTATATCCCGACCACTGCCGTCCTTCGACCCGTTCGATATGCTTATCGGATTAGTCGGGGCGGCGGCGGTCTTTTTGATGGTGCTGTATAAGAAGAAAAACGCGAAAAACTGGCGCAAGGATATAGAATACGGCTCGGCACGGTGGGGCAATAAAAAAGACATAGAACCCTATGTAGACCCCAATCCCGAATGCAATCTAATTCTAACCCAAACGGAAAGCCTCATGCTCAACGGCAGACCCAAAAATCCCAAGTACGCTCGTAACAAAAACGTGCTTGTCGTGGGCGGCTCTGGCTCCGGCAAAACACGCTTTTTCCTCAAACCCAACCTTATGCAAATGCACAGTTCCTACTGTATAACCGACCCGAAGGGGTCAATCTTGGTAGAGTGCGGCAGGCTCTTGAAAAAGAACGGCTACGCTATCAAAGTCTTAAATACCATAGACTTTGGAAAGTCGCTCCATTACAATCCTTTCGTATATCTCAAAAGTGAAAAAGACATTCTAAAATTGGTAACTGCGCTTATCGCCAACACGAAGGGGGACGATGCAAAAGGCGGCGACCCATTTTGGGAAAAAAGCGAAACCTTGCTATACTGCGCCTTGATTGGGTATATCCATTATGAAGCGGCAGACGAAGAAAAAAACATGAACTCCCTCGTAGAAATGATTAACTCGATGGAGGTTCGCGAGGATGACGAAACGTATAAAAATGCCGTGGATTACCTGTTTGAAGAACTTGAACAGGAAAGCCCGAATCACTTTGCCGTGCGTCAATATAAAAAGTACAAATTGGCGGCCGGCAAGACGGCGAAAAGCATACTCATTTCCTGTGGTGCAAGGCTCGCCACATTCGATATTAAAGAGGTTCGCGACCTGATGAGTTACGATGAAATGGAGCTTGACACCATCGGCGACAAAAAGACGGCTCTGTTCATTATCATTTCCGACACGGACGATTCGTTCAACTTCATAGCCGCGCTGATGTACAGTCAACTCTTTAATCTTCTTTGTGATAAAGCTGATAATGTTTATGGTGGACGGCTTCCAGTACACGTTAGATTTTTGCTCGACGAGTTTGCAAATATTGGAAAAATTCCCAAATTTGAGAAGCTCATCGCAACAATCCGAAGTCGTGAAATCTCTGCCTGTGTTATTTTACAGACGCAATCACAACTTAAAAGCATCTACAAAGACGATGCGGAAACCATCATCGGCAACATGGACACACGGCTATTCCTCGGCGGGGCGGAAAAAACCACGCTCAAAGACTTGTCAGAATCGCTGGGTAAGGAAACAATCTACCTGCTAAATAACAGCGAAAGCAAGGGAAATTCGCCATCGTACAGTCAAAGCCAACAAAAGCTCGGCAAAGAACTTATGACGGTGGATGAACTCAGCGTAATGGATGGCAGCAAATGTATTTTACAGCTTCGCGGTGTCAGACCGTTTCTATCGAATAAGTTTGACATCACGAAGCATAAAAACTACCGCTACTTGTCCGATGCTAACCCTAAATACGCTTTTGACATCGGTAGGTTTGTTTCGACCAAGTTAAAAATTGACCCCGATGAAAAGTACAGCTACTTTGAAGATACGGCGATTGACGAAGAAATGCCGGAAGAAGCCTTTGACGATTTTGCAGGTTATGACCCCGATGATTTAGAACCAATGTAACCCCCGCTTACCGCCCCTCTTTCCCAAACAGAGAGAGGGACTTTTTTCTTTGCACAAAAATAAAATTTAAGGAGGAACACGATGTTTGATTTAACACTCATCAAGCAAGGTTGCGGCGTGTATGTAGACAGCCGCGAGGTTGCCGATGTTATCGGCAAAAGCCACAAGCACTTGCTGCGTGACATTCGTGGATACTGCGAAATTATCAAAAAACTTAATCGACCCAACTTTGGACTGATTGATTTTTTCGTTGAAAGTTCATTTATCGACGTTTGCAGTAGAACAATGCCCTGTTATTTGCTTTCAAAAATGGGCTGCGAGCTTGTCGCTAACAAACTCATCGGCGAAAAAGGTGTATTGTTCACCGCCGCTTATGTTGCCAAGTTTAACGAAATGGAAGCCGCCGAACGGGAAGCTGAAATTAAGGCACACGCCCGTCCGCGATTAAGCGAATTTAACGCTGCCGTCAAAAACGTACTTGGTGGAATGTCTTACGCCTTTACCACGCCCACCGATGTAATGAAGTTTCTGCGTAATGTGTATGAGCCGCTTGGAATCGAAGTACAAACCGAGGGCGATTATTACGGGTATTTCACCGCGACGGAAATTGCAAGTTTGCTCAGTATCTATTCTTACACCGGCAGGCCGCACGGACACGCCGTAGCCGCGATTATTTCCAAACTGGAAAACTACACGCATCATACAATGGTTATCCCTTACGGGCTTGTAGGCGTGACTTTCCGTTATGACAGTCATATTCTCGGCGAAGTACGGGATTGGATTGCGGATAATAATAATCCGCTATTAGTGCCGCACCAAGACTTTGACTACCATATCTACTACACACGGCAAACAGCACTGTTGGACTATGACAACAAGGGCTTTTTCATTTATGTAAAAAGCGCATTGTAAAAGCAGTAACAACTGAATATTAACTCGGCATAACGCCCCAAAGATGGCTGATACAGCTACCTTTGGGGCTTTTTTTATGCACAACAACCATCACTCATCTATCTTCTAAAGGAGGAATTTTTCATGGAGTTTTTTGACAGCGCAATCGACACTTTGCAAACCCTTGTAATCGCACTTGGCGCAGGGTTGGCAGTATGGGGAGTAATCAATCTTCTCGAAGGGTACGGCAATGACAACCCCGGCGCAAAATCGCAGGGGATGAAACAACTCATGGCGGGAGCCGGCGTTGCCCTTGTGGGAATTATGCTTATTCCCTTGCTTTCCGGGCTTTTTTCATAGCCGGCAAGCAACACAGCATGAAAATGTTTAGCGCAAATTTATTACCGCCGTTACGGATTCTTCGTAGCGGCGGTGTTGCGTTAAACGCCATTTCATCAATGAGAAAGGCAAGGTGGTGAAAATAAAAACACAAATGCAACAATTAAATAAATCTAAATCCGGGGGTGACAAGCGATGTTTGGGCTGTTCGATGCAATCGCCGATTGGTTCAGGGGACTGTTAATCGACGGCATAATCAGCAACTTCACCGGAATGTTTGACGAGTTAAATACGCGGGTCGGTGACATTGCGGGGCAAGTAGGACAAACGCCGCAAGGCTGGCATCCCGCAGTTTTTAACATGATACGCACCCTGTCCGAAACGGTGGTGCTACCCGTGGCGGGGATAATCCTTACATTTATCCTTACCTACGAACTGATTACTATGGTAATCGAAAAAAACAACATGAATGACTTTGAAACATTCATTATATTCAAGTGGATTTTCAAGACATTCTGCGCCGTGTTTATCCTTACGCATACATTCGACATAGTGATGTTTGTATTTGGTGTCGCGCAAAATGTGGTAAACGGAAGCGCGGCGGTTATCGGCAGCAGTCTTGACGTAGGCATGGCAATAGCCGACCTTGAAGCGCAGCTTGACGCAATGAGTACAGGCGCGTTAATCGGCTTTTACTTGCAATCCATGATTCTCAGCCTTGCAATGGACGTTATCTCGCTGTGTGTGTTCCTCATTATATACGGACGCATGATTGAGATTTATCTCACCATATCCGTTGCACCCATACCCATGTCAACAATGGTAAACCGTGAATGGGGCAATATCGGCAACTCATATCTAAAGGCTCTGTTCGCTTTAGCGTTTCAGGGCTTTCTCATTATGGTGTGTATTGCGATATACGCCGCGTTGATTGGCAGTATCGTTACATCGCCCAATATCCATGCAGCGGCATGGGGAACGATGGGGTATACCGTACTTCTTGCCATGATTTTATTCAAGACGGGCAGCATGAGCAAAAGCCTGTTTGGGGCGTAAAAATTTTAATTAAACACTCGACGGGAGGGGTGATGATGCACCGATTCAATGAAAACAGGGCAGTCGGTGTGCTTTCGGAAATTATCGCACTGGAGCGTGGGTATACGCCTGCAAAAGCGCGGATGATACGAAACGCCGCCGCGATGCACGACATCGGCAAGCAGAAAATCGACAGCGGCATACTCAACAAAAAAGGCAAGCTCAACCCGCAGGAATTTGACACCATGAAAAACCACACATGGTTGGGTGCGAAGATGCTGAAAAGCATACAAGGCGAAATCGGCAAAATGACAAGGTTGTTTTGTTTCGCCCATCACGAACGATACGACGGGCGCGGGTATTGGAACATACCCGCTAATTTCTTACCCGAATATTTATCCTTCGTGACAATTTCGGACGTATTCACCGCGCTTGTTGTGGAACGCCCCTATAAAAGCGCATGGCCTCCGAGCGATGCGCTTGATTACATTCAAGAACAAGCCGGTACGCAGTTTTGCCCCACGTTAGTCAAGGATTTCATTTGGCTGATAAAGAGCGACAACCGCGTATCGGCTATCTTTTCGGAGGTGATGAACCAAAATGGCAATGTCGGAACTAAAACAAAAAATACTTTTGCATGAACTGGCGAAGATTGGGTTTCCCGATGCGGTGTATATCCCTGAATCCGATAAAATCAAGGTTCAGCCGGACAATGACCGCTTGCCGTTCATAAACGATGCAGGCGACATCAGCTACGGAACAGAACACAGCCACCTTGCTGTAAGCACAATAAGGCCGCTTACGGAGTTGGTAAATGAATCCGTTGCGGCATGGGAACGAGCAAGACCGGTTCCCATTAACGGCTTGGAGCAATTTCGTATGTTGGTTGCACACAACAATGTACTACTTGCGGCGCGTGACGACACCGAACTTGGGCGAGGCTTTCACTTCGTAACATGGCGTTACAACCATGACCGTACAGGCTTGGATAATGGTTTTTATACAGAGGATTACAACGCAGCCAAAGAAAATTTCGCAACACGCGCCGGTCTTATTCTGCCGTCGAAATTATTTACAACGGAGCAGGCTGATAAAATCATTGCATCCGTTGAATGGCGAATAAATGTTGATGAGTACTTTAGCTACGAAAAACAAGACGGGTTAAAGGAAATCGTCACGCAGTTACGCGATGCGTACCAAATTGCAGAACCTGAGCCTGTGGAATTGGAAGAAGTTGAGCCTATAGAACTTATCCCGCTTGAACTCGAAGAACCGGATAGCGAACTTCACCTTCAATTGAAAGAGTTGCTGGATAAAAACCTTCGCGATTTTCATTCACGGCTTGAAGGACTTAGCGGTAGCGAACTCATAGACATGGCAGACAAAATTTCTGCGATGAAAGATATGCACAAATATCTTAACGTAGAAAATTACACAAAAGAAGCACTCACCATTCTTTTGCGGATTGAAAACCCGCTCGAAGATATTGCGGACGCTTGGCTCAATAATAAAGATGAGCATTACAATGACAGCATCTATATGTATGGTGCTTTTGCTGAAGTTTACGACAAAGAGTATGCGAAATCTTGCCCGCAGGAACATGGCTTGGAATCTACCGGCGACGTGCTTTCCAATGAAGATTTAAGCGCGGATGAACTCCTCGAATCGTTGTTAGACGAGAAACCTAAGCCGAGAACTCTCGCCGAAAAAATGCAAGTGGCGAACGAAAAGGTCAAAGCACAAGATGAGCAGCCTACTACTGCAAAACTTCGTAACCGGGGGGAAAGGGATTAAATACAGGAAGGAGTTTTAACCTTGAAGCAAATCGAAAAGGAACACAATGCCGCCATTGTGACAGAACCCATTGAGATAACCGCTTCTAATGATGATTACGAGCCTCAAAGCGATAAATGCAGGCAGCTTATGGAGCGAATAGACAAAAACCTTTTGGACTATCACACACAGCTTGAAGGTTTCGGCAATCGTGAGCTTATCGAAATGGCAGATAAAATCGCGGCGATGGCAAACGCCCACAGCTATTTACACCATTACCACACCTTCGATGAGAATGAATTGGAGTATCTGCTCGAATTTCATAATCCCCTCGAAGTTTTGGCAGATGAGTGGCGTGACCGCAACATTGACCTGAGCGACATGAGTTTTTCAATGGAACACATTTACCAAAACAGTGATAACCTTTTGCAACATTACCCCGTGCTTCACGATTTGGAAGAACCCGCTGATGCAACCCTGCGCCGCTACATGGATATAGACCTTGAACTCTACCTCGGCAAAATCGCTGAAAAGGTCATAATCCATTACCCCAACGATTGGAACATTGATGTCGAATACCTCAAAAAAGTCGCTGAAACGGGAACTTCCGAAGAAAGGCGGCTTCTTTGGCACGTTTGCAGTTACGGCACACACCTAAAAACCGAACGTGATGTGTTCATTAAAGACACAGGGCCGTTTAGTTACATGACGGACTATCGCCAAGCCGACCTCGATATGTTCGGCTTCTATATCGAAGTAACAGGCATTGGCGAACACGGTGTTATTAAAGGCAACGTGTTTGAAGTTGGCGATTACGCCGAATTTGCCAAACACATCCGCAATGTGTCTGAACCGCTTGATTCACTAACCCTTATCTACGCTAATGATTGGGGCGTAAACGCGGGCAAAGCGGTAACAGTCAGCCGCAAGGAATACGACAATGACCGTCACAGGCTTATGAGCCAAAGCGGAAATGTAAAGGAGTTGGTTTATCACCCGAACGACAAGGTGCGTTTTGCAGGTGTGATTACCAAAGAACGCGCCAAGCGCATGGTATTTCCACTCGGAAGCACAAGTCAGCTTCTGCGAAAAGTGGCAGACAAACTTGCGGAAGTCCGCAAACCGCCTGAACTTGCGGACAAATCTACCGAAAGTCCGAAGCCCAAAACCCTTGCTGAAAAAATGCAAGCGGCAGGCGAAAAGGTAAAGGCGCAAGACGAAAACAACACAAATAAAAAACCCCATAAACGGGAAGAAAGGGAGTAATCAAATGGCAGATAGTAAATTGGACGTAAGGGTTTATCCTATCGACGAACCGCAGGGAAGTACACGCGCTTTCGCAAGCGTTGCGATTGATGATTTAGTCGCAATTCGCAGTGTTCGCGTCATTGAGGGTGAAAACGGATTATTCGTTTCCATGCCGCAGATGTACAACTCAAAAAAGAACGAATACAACGACACGGCATTTCCGCTCACCGCAGAACTGCGCGAAGAAATCACCGCTGCCGTACTTGACGAGTACGAAGTCACATCGGCACTCGACCCGGAAGAACGCGGTTATGGCGACCCCGAAAAAGCCCCCGACATTGACATTTCGGGTGTAAAATTGGACGTTCGCGTTTCGTTGCTGAACGACCCGAAAGGCGATACAAAAGCCTTCGCCAGCATTTCGATAAACGACAAAGTAGCAATACGCAATATCCGTGTTGTGGAGGACGAATACAGCACATCGGTTGTTATGCCGCAAACAAAGGACGGAAGAAAATCCCACGACACGGCGTTTCCGATAAACGGCGAATTGCGTAAGGAAATCAACGCGGCGATTTTGGGCGAATACAAAGACCTCGAAAAATCCGCAAAGAAAACTTTATCCAACCGCTTGAAAGCAGGCGCGGAAAAAGCCGCATCAACCCCTGCCAAGCCGAGGGATATAGCGGCGAAGAAACCGCCGGGATTGGGGGATTAAAAAATGGCATTTGTGAATGTCCCCAAAGACCTCAGCAAAGTCAAGACGAAAATAGCATTTAACCTCACCAAACGGCAGCTAATATGCTTCGGAACGGCGGTGGTAATCGGATTGCCCGTGTATTTTTTCTCACGCGACGTAATCGGAAATACCGCCGCCGTTTTGCTTATGATGGCTATTATGCTGCCGCTGTTTTTCTTGGCGATGTACGAAAAGGACGGGCAACCCGCCGAAAAGGTACTGCGGAATTATATACGCACAAAACTCTATTGGCCGGGTACGCGACCTTACAAGACCGAGAATTTCTATCAAGTTTTAGAGAAGGAGGCGAGCGATTTTGCAACCCAAAACACGAAAACAACAAAAACGCCTGTCGGCAAACGTCCGGCAAGCAAAGGAAAACCGCGCTGATATGCGTAATGACCCCAAAAATAAAAAGAACACCAAAACGCCGTCCGGTAAACCATCGGGCGGCGTTTTTTCACGCTTGGCGACAAAGCTGTTCGGCAGAGCCGACAAGCCGCAATCCGCGCAACAATCCATTCCCTACCGCGAAATGTTCCGCGACGGCATCTGCCGCGTAAACGACAAGCTGTTTACAAAAACAATCACCTTTGGCGACATCAATTATCACTTGGCGCAAAACGAGGACAAAACGCAGATTTTCGAGGGCTGGTGCGACCTGCTTAATTATTTTGACAGTTCCATCGGCGTACAAATTTCGTCCATAAACCAATACGGCAACCCGGACGAACTGATGAAGTCCATCGACATTCCCATGCGCGGCGACGATAAAGACAGCCTGTGCGTTGAGTTAGGCGATTTTATTCGCGGGCAGCAATCAAAAGGAAACAACGGGCTTATTAAAACCAAATACGTCACCTTCGGCATCGAAGCCGATAACTTAAAAACGGCAAAACTGCGTGTAGAGCGTGTGGAAACCGACATTGTGAACAACTACAAGACCCTCGGTGTTCCTGCGCGGTCACTTAGCGGCTCGGAGCGGCTTGAAGTTTTGCATGGTATGTTCCACCCTGACGGCAGGGAAAAATTCCAATTCAACTGGAAGGATATACCCCGCACAGGGCAATCAACCAAAGACTGCATCGCGCCAACGTCCTTTGACTTCCGTGATGGGCGCGTGTTTCGCATGGGTGAACATTTCGGCGCGGTTAGCCATTTGCAAATTTTAGCCCCCGAATTAACAGACAGGATGCTTGCAGATTTTCTCGACCTTGATTCCGCCGTAACCGTGACAATTCACATTAAATCCATTGACCAATCGGAAGCGATTAAGACAATCAAGCGTAAACTTTCTGACCTCGATAAGATGAAAATTGAGGAACAGAAAAAAGCCGTCCGTAGCGGGTACGACATGGATAGTGAGACACGTTCTCATATAACCGTTATTCTACAGGGTTTAACTACTGTAGGCGAATAGACCATATAACGGATAAATTGAGGGGCAAGTGATGTTGTA